GAGCTGTTGCTACCAAGCAAAAGCTTTGGGAGAAGTACCGTTGGACTAATGTCGCTTCTCGGATCACAGATGCATATCCTCTCGACGCATATTTCTTTGCGTCTAAGGGTCACATCTGTGATTCTTACCGATCTCTTAGCGAGATCGGAGATAAGGAATTCCCAGCTCGAGTAATACTCGTGCCGAAGGATTCCCGCGGTCCTCGTTTAATCTCTGCCGAACCCGTGGATTTCCAATGGGTTCAGGGAGGATTACGACAGAGGATAGTCGAGTTGGTGGAACACCACCCCCTAACAAGGGATTGCGTGTTCTTCACAGACCAGTCTCCCAATCGTATAGCTGCGCTATTTGGCAGCTCTACTGGGAAGTACGCGACGCTGGACTTGAAAGAGGCCAGCGATCGAGTGCATACTAGTCTGGTTCACCTACTGTTCCCAGAACACCTTTATCGGTTTCTGGTGGCATGCAGGAGTTCGTGTACGCAGCTACCTGACGGCGAGGTTTTGAGGCTTCATAAGTTTGCACCTATGGGAAGTTCTTTATGCTTCCCAGTTATGGCGCTCACTATATGGGCCATCCTCTCCGCGGCAGCTCCCGACACTTATACGCGAGAGCGTATACACGTGTACGGGGATGACGTCATCGTTCCAACGGCCTATGCCGAGAACGCGATGGAACAGCTCGAGTCGTTTGGGTTGAAAATCAACCGTGACAAGAGCTGCATCAGTGGACTCTTTCGAGAGTCGTGTGGCATGGATGCCTTCAACGGCAAGAATGTCACTCCTGTCCGATTTCGGACAGTCTGGTCATCATCCCGATCGCCTGACGCTTACGCTAGTTGGATTGCTTATGCAAACCAACTATTCTCTAAGCGGTACTATACCGCCTACGATTACATCGTAGGACGATTGCACGCATTGTATGGTGCAATCCCTGCTTGTGATCAGCGACTGCGCTGTCCAAGTCTGGTGTATGTACCTGAGGAACAAAGACCAAAAATCCGACGTGTAAAGCAAGACTACCAAGTCTTACAGTACAAAGTCTGGGTTCTTAAGTCTCCTTCAGTTCATCATACCTCACCCGGGTGGGAGATGCTACTTCGGTACTTTACCGAAGCAACCTCTACGTCCAGTGTGGAGTCTGAAAAACACGAGTGGAACTCAGGTTATCCTGAGGGACACCCGTTCTCAGTCTGTCTGTACACACGCCGTGGCACTAGCATG